GACAGGCATAGGTCGTTTTGAATTTCCACTATCATACAAAAAAATGGGGGCCTTGCGGCCCCCTGTGTGCCAGTTTGGAAAGTGGTTTCAAACCCCATCAGGCATTGATGGAGTGACTTTGGGGCCACGTCCTCTATTTAATCTACCCATAAGTATAGAAAGAAGATTTTATATTACTTTCTTCTAGGTGCTGTGCTAGAATATACAGGTAATCCTGCACGGGCAGCATTATATGTTTGAGTTTTAGCATCCCAATATTTAACTCCATTAGGAGTATTTACATTTCCACTAGCAAATCTATTTCCATTTGGTTTTGGCAATTCGCTACCAACTACCTGCCTATGAGCTGATGCTCCTGCAGCATTGCGTGTACTAGTATCCCAATATGTTTGGCCACGGCGTCCTGTCATCGGACCACTAGTAATAGGTTCTCCTTTAGGAGTACGTGTCGGAGCTGCATCTAGAGTTCCTGCGGAGAGGCGTGTTGGTGTCATTACCAAAGCAGCAGCACCCAAAGGAGTAGGTCTTGCTAATACTGAAGCGGCATTTAAAACATTACCAATAGTTTCTAATGTATCGGGATTAATTCCGCTTCGTGGATTAACACCTCTGGGATTAAATCTACTAGAACTTCCAGTTTGAGGTTCAAATCCTGGTCCAGTTCCTCTAACTGTAGCTCCAGGTCTATATGGATTTAAACGTGATGTAGATGGAGGAGTAGGTGTAGGAGTTCTAGGACTTAAATCCAATTCTAATTGACCTGGAGAAAGTCTTTGTGGAGTTGGGCGATTAAAATAATCAGGAGATAAACGACTAGATGGCCCTTGAGTACCCGTAGGAGGATCTAATTTAGGAAAAGGATACATAGGTTTTCCCGTGGTACTAGCATATCTTTGAAACCCTCCCTTATTAGTAAGCGCCGATATTTGTGATGCCAAATCTTCTTTAAGAATACTACACCTCCAAGCCTCACTCATATTCAACATAATAATTTCAGCTGCTTTTTTATTTTCAGCGTATCCTTCATCTAAAAGATAATCTAAAACTTGATCATAAACAGAATATTCTTCAGCTTGTCTTACTGGAGATGAAGGGACTGGCTTATCATCTTTAGGTTTAATAACTTTTTCACCTCTAGGCAATATTTTTTCCAAATAACTAGCAGCACTTTCTCCTGGAGGAATTGGAACACCAACACCCTCATAAATCCCATTATAAGCTTCCATCATATCCAAAATTTCTTGATCTCTCATCTCTTTAAATACTTTTTTAGTTATTTATTCTAGAAAATATTTAAGACACTACTCTAGAAAACCCTTTAACTTTATCAAATTTAATAATATTTTCAAATTTATCATGAAGATCAGTTTTATGAGAGATTACAAAAATATTAGCATCTTTAATTACATATCGAATAATTTTCAAGAACTCTTCAGTACCAAATCCATCAAGTGAACTATCAAATACTTCATCCATAATTAAAAGATTAGTATTGACTGAATTTTTAACTTTAGCAACTTCTCTCCAGGTAAAGAGTAAAGCAAGATCAATTCTCATTTTCTCACCTTCGCTAAAAGAACTATATGAAAAATCTTCATGAATTGGAGATTTAATACTTTCATTAAATTCAGAATCCAACTCAAAGTTAATATAAAAATCCATCATCTGAAGATAACGATTTACTTGCTGATTTATGAGAGGAAGATATTTTTTGATGATCTTCGTTTTTACCCCATCATCTTTAAGTAAAGAATAGGCAAAGTCATAATAAAGAATTTCTTCCTTTTTCTTAGAAATATCTTCAATTGTTTCTTGAAAGCTATTTCTAAATTCTTCCAATTTTTCATGTTCGGTATTTTTGTTTGCAAGATTTTGTACGATTGTTTCAATTTCTGTTTCAAAATCATGTATTTGTCTTTGATTAAGAGAAATGCGAGTATTATTTTTAGAAATATCAAAATTTAATTTTGTAATTTTTTTAGATAAAAAAATAAATTGTTCTTCTCTTTCTTGTTCTAATTTAATAGTCTCTTCAAGTTCTTGAAACCCTTTTTGAAGTTCTTTTGCCTTAAGTTGTGCTTCGGAAATTCTATTTAATCTAAACTCTTCTTCTATATTTTGAGTACATGTAGGACATACCATATTTTCAGTAAAGAACTTATGCTCTTTAGTAATTAATGATACTTTATTTGATAACTTACCTTTGAGATTATTTAATTTTACTATTTTATCACCAGCTCCAACAAAATTTTCAATGTCTGTTTGATATCCTTTTAGACTATATTCTATAGCATCATTATCTGCTTCATAATTACCAATTTCTTCATTTAACTTGATAATTTTTTCTTTATTGGCATTTATGTTGGCATTTCCACGATTTTCAAGTTCTTCAATGAACTCCTTTTGCATTTGAATTTTTTCTTTTAAATTTTCTTTAATTGAATTCAGAGATTTAATACTATCTTTTTGCTGTCTTATTTTATCTTTAATCAGAGCATTCATTGCAGAAAAAATACGAATATCTAAAAGATCTTCAATTACTTCACGGCGATTTGCAGTCGTCAATTGCATGAAAGGAACAAAAGCACTACTTCCAAGAATTACAATTTGAGTGAAAGATTTATAATTTACTTTCAGAATATTTTCTTCTAAAATTTTCTGATTTGCTCTATCGTCGGCCTCTTTGTGTAAGGCAATTCCATTTACCTCAATATCAAAAATATTTGGTTTAATTCCTCTACGAACAAGATAATTTTTATTATTTGTAGAAAATTGTATTTCAACTACACAATCCTTTTCATTTACACTATTCAATAATTGTGGTTTATTAATTTTTCTAAATGGTTTGTTAAAAAGCACAAAAGTAAGTGCATCTAAAACCGTAGATTTTCCTGCACCATTTGTTCCAATGATTAAATTTGTATTATGTGAGGTAAAATCAATTTCGGTAAACTGCTGTCCAGTAGACAGAAAGTTGCGCCATCTAATTTTTTGAAATACTAACATTTTTAGGAGGAATTATAATATCATCAGGGGTTATGACTGCGTACTTATAATTGTACATTTTGCAAGTTTTAATGGCAAGTTCGTCATCAACTTCCACCACATCCATCTCTTGCTCTTCTTGATCCTCTAGCATCAAAGCATATCTAACTGCATCATCTTCATCCTCAAATAGAAATAAGACTTTCTGTCCATATTGATCTTGGACAGCATAAGCACCATCGTCTTTTCTATCTTTGAGAGTGAGAAGAAACATTATTCTACTTCGCAAGCTTGTTGATATAGATCTTGAAAAATATTTTTAATAATACTTTTATCAAATTGAAATTCAGATTCATCAATATATCGATTTAGAATTGATATAGTATTTTCATCTTCTTCAACTTCAAAATTTTTATTTTCTTGAATTTCAAAATTTTCAATAATTTTAAGTTCTTGAATTTTTGAGTTATAAAGTTTATCAATAAATTTTTCAAAATCTTTTGGTTTAGATTTTTTACGAACAATCACTTTTACAATTTTATTTTCATACTCAGTTGTATCAAATAATTGATAAGGAGTGTCCTCATAGTAAATATTATAGAATAATTTATAAGGATTATCAACTGGAGTGTGTTCTAAAGTTTCTGTATCAAAAATATGAAATCCTCTTGTGTCATTTACATCAGTCCAGTACATCTCATAAGGATTGCCAAGATAGTAAACCCATCCATTATCAGAACGAGTGTGGTAATGGCCAGAAAATACCTTTTTGAACTTTGAAAAAATATTTGCATCCAATCCATGATCTTCCATTACAAGATTACGATTTACACGAAAGCCTTGAAGCTCTAAATGACCCATTGCAACTTTGGCTTTCGTCTTTTGAATATGATTTATAGTTTCATCATAATTTTCACTACAAATCCAAGGTATCATCATAATATCTAATCCACCAACATTAATTGTTTCTGGAGAACTATAAGTTTTAATGTTTGGATAATCTTTAAGAAGAAGATTTGGTGAATTTATTTCTGTAGAATTTCTAAGGAATATGTCATGATTTCCTACTATAATATGAGTATTATATTTTCTAAGTGGTTCTAGTACAACTTTTCTCGTCCACTCCAATCCCCAAAAATCAATACCTTTACGATTATCAAATGCATCCCCCATATGAATTACTGTAGTAATTCCTTCCCTTTCTAAAGTTGGAAAAAATATATTTTTATAAAAAAGTTCAAAATAATCGTGAAGAAATCTAGAAGATTTGCGGGCCGACCAGTGAGTATCTGTAATTATGGCAATTTTCATAAGTTTAATTTAAATAATACCAATCAAAATACTGTTTTA